AGCAGTGGTATCAACGCAGAGTACTACGACGAATTTACGGCCGGGGTTGTCAACGGCGCCAAGACGTTTACGCACAATCCGCTTTGGCGCGGAGACCGGGGCGAGCCGATGCTGTTCTATTGCATCGCGGTCAAGGCCGGGGTGATGGACTACGAAATCATGTCGTTCGCGGAAACCGAGGCGATCAAGCAGCGGAGCCGGGCGAAAGGTTCCGGCCCATGGGTCACTGATGATTTGGAGATGCGGAAGAAATGCCCGATTCGCCGAATGTCCAAGCGGTGGGACCTCCTGCCTGAAATCCGCGACGTGATCCTTGCCGAGGACGATTTGCCCGCCGACATCGCCCAATTGCGCCCAGCGATGGCGCGGCCCATGTTCAGCATTCCCGACCGCAGCACGGCGCCGGCAGCGACCGAACCAGTTGATGCGCCGCCAGGAGCAGAGCCGCCGACTGACCCGGAGCCAGAGCCGAAGCGTCCCGGCAACGGCGACGCGATGAAGCAGGCACCAGCCCCGGAGCCGACGATGGCGACCGACGCGGTCAAGGCCGCGAGGATTAAGCTGTTGCTGTCAATGTGCAACCGCGAGGGAATCTCGGTTGACGAGCTTTCGCAATGGCTCGAAGCGACCGGGCAGGCGGAAGGCGTCAGCAGTCTTGACGACATTCCGCTGGGCGTGCTGGACATCATCATCACCGGATGGCCGACGGACAAGAAGACGCATCAGCCGGGGATTGCCTCAACGATCAAGGCCGCGCGCGCCGGGGACGGAGGCGCACAGTGAAAACAAAAGAACAATTAGTTATTGAAGGAACCGACGTGCGCTGGCTGTCCGGCGATCAACTGTCGTGGCTGTCCGGCGCTCAACTGTGGGGGCTGTCCCGCGATCAACTGTCGGGGCTGTCCCGCGCTCAACTGTCGTGGCTGTCCCGCGATCAACTGTCGTGGCTGTCCCGCGATCAACTGTCGGGGCTGTCCGGCGCTCAACTGTCGGGGCTGTCCCGCGATCAACTGTCGGGGCTGTCCCGCGATCAACTGTCGGGGCTGTCCGGCGATCAACTGTCGGGGCTGTCCGGCGATCAACTGTCGTGGCTGTCCCGCGATCAACTGTCGGGGCTGTCCGGCGATAAACTGTCGTGGCTGTCCCGCGATCAACTGTCGGGGCTGTCCCGCGCTCAACTGTCGGGGATGTCCCGCGATCAAAAAGAATGTCTTGGACTTAAAAACATTCCCGTTTTGGAAAAACCCTACACAAAAATCCTCGCGGCAGTGAAGGCGACCCCGACTGGATTAGAAATGATGACATGGCACACATGCGAAACAACGCATTGTGTTGGTGGGTGGACGTGCGTCTTAACGCCCGGTGGAAGAGAGTTTGAATCAAAATTACAAAACACCAGACTGGCGGCGGAATACATTTTGAGGGCCAGCCGACCGGATGCGCCGCTGCCAAATTTCACCGCGAGCAACGAGGCCGCTATGGCATTTATTGAGGCGCGTGCGGCGGAGGAGGCGATATGAGCGATACACCTTTCGTCCGTGGTGAGTGGACCAGTGCCAGCGGAGCCGATGCCGATGGCCGTTGTCCCGGCAGAATGCAGGCGCAGCGCGGCCTAACCGACACGACGAGCGACGACGCGAGCCACGGAAATCTTATCCACGCGGCCTTGGCGAAGCAGAACCCCGCGGGCCTGGACTTCGCGCAGACGGAGACGTACGAGGCTTGCCAGGCGATATTCGAGCGGGAGTTAAGGAAGATATTCGGCGCGAACTACGACCGGGCGACGGTTTGGCGGGAAGTTCGGCTGCATGTTCGAGTCCCGGCGCTGCCCGATCCGCGCAGCGGGAAGCCGACGGCGTTCTACCCTCACAGTGGGCAGCTTGACGCGTTCGTGATCGTGGACCGTTCAGCCGTTGTGGTAGAGTTCAAAACATTACCAGGGGAAATCCCGGTTGCGGCGAAGAACGAGCAGATACGCGACCAGATAGTTTTGCTGGCCAGACAGCCGCAATATCCGCTCAATGAAATCGTGGGGCTCGTGATTCAGCCCTTGGTGACGCACAGCCCAGAGCCGGTCCTGTACACGCAGGCCGACATTGCCGAGGCCGAGAAGAGGATGTTTGCGCGGGTCATTGCCAGCAACGCTCCGAACGCGCCTAGGATTGCGGGTGAGGTCCAGTGCAAATTCTGTCTCGCTAAGGAAAAATGCGTTGAGTACTCGAGGTGGTCTGGCGCTCTGATTCCGGCCAGCGATTCCGTGCCGATGGTCCGTGACGCGCGGCGGCTGGCATTCCAGACTCCGATGGAGCAATGGACCCCGGAGCAATGCGCGGTCGTGGCGGAGATTCTGGCGCCGTCGCAAAAGACGCTGGACGATTACAAGGAGTTCATCAAGGCGCGGCTCACTGCCGATGCCAACGCGGTGCCCGGATGGACGCTCAAGCCCGGCGCCATCAAAGAGAAGGTGACGGACGCGCAAGCCTGCTGGGAGCGGTTCCTTGCGGCTGGCGGGAAGCCTGAGCAGTTTATGGGCGCGGTGAGCGTGGCCAAGGGCAAGCTCAAGGAGAGTCTCGCCGCGGCGACCGGACTTAAGGGCGTTAAACTGAAAGAGCAACTGGACACGCTGCTGATCGGAATCACGGAGTTGAGCCAGAACGCGCCGAGTCTGGTCAAGAAGGAGGATGCGTGAACGATTGGATTGCTATTGAGGTCTGCCCACCGCCAGAGGGGGAGACCGTGCAGACAAAGATTGATGACGCCAACGGTTGCCGAAACGAGCAGCCGCTTAAACTGCGTGGTAGAATGTTCTATTTCCCGGACGAGTCGATGTACGTCTATTACCGACCGACGCACTGGAAACGGATGGGGCACACTTTTGAAATTTAGAGTAGAAACCCAAAACAGAAAGACATAACATGAAATGGTACTACTTAGTCATGGGCGGTCACACGCACGTCCGGGTATTTATGAACGGCGCGAATTGCGGGAACCTCGTGTTCCGCAATAACGAGTTCGACGCTCTTCGCGAGTCGCTTCCTTCGGTCGCATTCATTGACGAGATCAAGGGCGAGCCGGAAGCGTTTGCCGAAACCCCGAAGTTCACGGGGGTCGTATGAGCGCGACGTTCACCGCAGTAATCACGCGGGAAATCGAGATCGAGGTCGAGTACGAATACTCGAAGGCCACGCGGGGCGCTCGTGACAGTTTCGGTGCGCCGGAAGAACCGGACGAGCCGGAGTCCGTCGAGATCATCGGCGCGACGAGCGACGGGAAGCCGTTCGAGTTGACCGACGAGGAGACGAAGGCGATGGAAGCCGAAGCCCTGGACGACGTTGCCGCGCAGTACGAGGCGGCGCAGGAGGCCAAGTATGACGCATGGAGGGACCGATGAAAGGCGCTGGCAAATACGACGACATTGCGGACGAGCTTATGCTGCGGCTCAAGGCTGAGGGAATTGTTGTGATCGTGTTTCACGGCAGCAGAGGCGACGGCGCATCGGCCAAAGCGACCAACGTCAACCCGGCAGGAGTGCCAATCCTGTTACGCCAGATGGCTGCAGACATGGAGCGAGACATTTTGCAGGCAATCCAAAATTCAAGCGGGAGGTTAAATTGAGCACCGCGACCAAGCGAGGGATCCGGCTGAACGTGTTCACGCCGGGAGACAGGCCGGTCATGGATTTGTCCGACGCGATGGTCCTGGACGCGAAGGAGAAGGCGCGGAAGCTGGCCAAGGACTGGCGGAAGCGAAGCGAGAAATGGAAGCAGTTCAACCCGCCGACGGCTTGGGCGATTGCCCGGTGTGCGAGGGAACTGGATAAGGCGTTCGACCTATGAAAAGCCTATGCCTATTCGTTCTCGTGGTGTGCCTTGCCCCAACAAAAGGTTGCCAGAATCAGCCGCAGCGGCCGTACGTCGCGCCGATCTACTACCAGGTAGCGAGGAGGCAGGCATGACTGAACCATCTGACCCAGCATTTCCGTTCGACGACAAGTGGGACGGGCTCAGCAAGCGCGAATACTTCGCGGCGATGGCGTTGCAGGGATTCATCGCCAATCCCGCGTGGCTGACTCCTGACTTGCAAGCAGCGATTGAGGCGAAGGGTGAATCGTTCGCATCGCTCTCGGTTGCGGTCGCAGACGAATTAATTGACGCCCTCAACAAAGCAGCCTCCCCGGACGAATCCAAGGAGGCTCGCGAATGAGTATGACGGCGCAATTACGCGGCAGCCGTGGGCAATGGCGCAGCAGGAGTGACCGGGGGCGTCACAACGGGCGGCGTGGTTGCAGCGGTCAAGGCGGCGGTCTGCGCGGCAATGAGGGCGGTCTGGGCCTGGATGGCGTTTGCCGCGGCCTGGACCTGGGCTTCGGTGGCGCCAGTGCCGGGAACGGGGTTGATGTCGGGCACGGCGAGAGCGACGGCGGACGTGAGGGCGGTAGTCGCCGCGGTAAGCGCGGTGATGTTGGAATTCAAGGAATCAATGGCTGCCATAAAACGGTCTATTCTTTCTGTGAAATGTTTAAGTTCTCTTTCGGACACGGCCACAACGTAACCGCCAGCGGGCCGACTGGCAAGGTGGGGTGTTTGCCTACCCCTTGACATTCCGTGAGACCCATGATTTATTTACAGCGTTCGACAACCAGCTTCGCGGCTGGCTCAAGAGTAAGGGCCGTTTCCCAACGGCGCAAAGTTGGATGCGACTTAACTTGCATTCCGCAACCGGCAACCGAAAGGTTGGGCGAATCTCTTGAATCTGCTCCGCGAACCGGGAGCGGAATGCAACAATTTCCATACCTGTCGAACCGCAAGGCTCCGGGGCCGGTAATGTTCCGGCAACATGGAGCAAAAATGTGTGGGCCTGCCCCTGCCCACTTTAGACGGGCTGCCAGTAGCTCTTATTGCCAAAGCAGCCGGCTCAGAGCGTCCGCGCGTCAGCGGTGTGGTTCCACGGAAAGATTTACCGAAAGCTCTGTAAAAGGCGAAGCGAAGCGACCGACTGTGCTTGCGTTGTACCTGAGTCCCCCTGCAAAGGGGGCTTTGGCTCTCTCGCTCCCTCCTATGCTCTCGCAGTAAGACCCCAAACCCCCAACGAAAGAAGAAGATGACCAAGCTGCACCAGCAACCGCCGTCGAAGTTTGCGACGCGGACGACGCATCGGTTCAAGGGCGACCTTTCGACCGAGAACTGCGAGCAATGCGGCCAGCGGCGCGCGCTCCACGAAGACGACGGCTTTGTGCCGAACCGGGAGCCGACGCACGTCGAGCGGCAGTTCTGGCAGAAGGCCAGGGCCAGTTGGCGCAAGCCGGGAAGCGAGGAGGGGGAATGAGCGAGAAAATCTACGTTCCGAAGTGCAGCGCCAAGGAGACGCAGTTTCCCGACGGCGGCAAGTTGCTCAAGATCGGCTTCCACGCGGACACGCTGGCAGAGTTCGTCAGGAATCACGCGAACGACCGGGGCTACGTCAATTTCGTTGTGACCCGGCGCAAGGAAGTCGGCCAGCACGGCGAGACCCATTCTGTGTCGCTGGACACATGGCAGCCGGGCCGGCAGTCATCAGGACGCCGCCAGGACGCGCCAGAGGGCTCACAGACGGCAGCGCAGAAGGCTTTGGCAGCGAGACGGGCATCAACACCGCCGGCCACGGCACCACCGGAAGACGACGACGTTCCATTTTGAACTATGAGCGACACCCGAAAAGTCCGATTGTGGTTCAAGCACCAGAGCACGGCGGCGCGGCGATATTGCAAGCTGCCACCGGAGCGCAACCCGTCGCCGGAGGATGACATCTGGCTTCCGCTCTCGCAGATTGAGCACACCAGCAAGCGCGGCAACGAACACGTCGTCACGATCCCCGAATGGCTGGCAGAGGAGAAAGGTTTATGAGGGCAATATCACTTTGGCAACCGTGGGCGTCTGCGATGGCGTCGGGCTGCAAGAAGAACGAGACCAGATCATGGCCTATTCGTCTGGGCGACTTGCTGATTTGTTCTGCAAAGAAGAAACCAACTCGTGCGGAGATTCCAGAGGCCGCGCTTTACGAGGCTGCCATGAAGGTGCCGTTTGGAATGGCCCTTTGCATCGTCGAGGTTTACGACTGCCAGAAAACAGAAAAGTTTTACGTGACTGCCCCCAGCGTGTGCGAAATTCAAATATCGGCCCAAGAATGGGAGCTTGGAAACTATGTTGGCGGGCGCTATGCGTGGATGACTCGCAACTTGAGGGCGTTCAAACGACCGTTTCCGGTGCGCGGATTTCAAGGTCTATTTAACGTGCCCGACGATGTAATCGAGCGCGAGACATTGTTACCAGTCAAATCAATGACACTCTCTGAACTCCTTTTAGAATTATGAGACACGAAGTCATAGCACGGCTGGCGCGGGCGATTGATGACCTGACAGGTTTCGTCGCGGACCATCCCTCGCCGACGATTTTGAGAGCCTTGGAAAACGTGATGGCCGTCAAGATCGAAATCGAGTCCCGCAAGGCGAAGTATCCGACGCTCGAAGAGGTCAAGCTCCTCGCGGCCAAGGCCGGGCTGCCCGACATCGAGGCCGAGAAATTCTACTACCACTTCGAGTCCAACGGCTGGCGCGTCGGCAAGAACCCCATGAAGTCAATCGGCGGCTGCATTGGGACGTGGAAACTGAACTGGCAGGAGCGGACGCACCAGCCAGCGCACAACGGCTACCAGGCGGCCGTCAAGGTGCGCGAACGCTTCCAGATCGAGCGCGACATCGCTGGCATCCAAAGGCGCATTGCCGAGATCAGGGCGAACCACGGGCAGTACCTTGAGGCCGGGACGTGGCAGGGAGCGAGACTGCCCGACGACGTTAGAGCCAACGTCAAGAATCTGATCGAGGCCAAGAAAAAGCTGCAAGCGCAGTACGATAACGCCCAAGTATGAAACTGATGACCGTCCAATGCCAGTGCTCTCGCTGCGGCGCCGCAATGACCATCGAGGTCGAGCCGCCGGAGAACGACGCTGAAGGAGTGCCGCTGGTTGACCTGACGCCGTTCATTCGGATGGCCACATGCAGAAAATGCGTCCCCCCCTGGGTCAACTTCGAGAAGCGAAAGCAGGCCAATCTGCCCATCGAGGCCGCAGAGCCAAAACTACCCTATAACGACCAATGAAACCGACCAAGCAGCCGAGCGATGCTGAAGTCCGCAGCAAGTCCAAGTCAGTGAATTGGGTATGGCGCCGACTGATGCGGAAAACCAACCGCGAGATCAACAGAAAGGTTAAACGATGAATAATCCAATGCGAGCCGAGGCGGAGCGGATTCTGGCGGAGCACGACCGATTTGACGGCAACCGCGACATGGACGGCTTGTGCCGGTGCGACCGATGCGTTGCGTTGCGAGCGGTCACAGGCACCGAGGCCGAGGTATGCCGCGACATTGCCGCACGCCAGGCTCTTGGCATCAAGAAATATGGCCAGAGCGTAGCGGATAACCCGCTACCTCACGACCAATGGCTGCAACATGCTTACGAGGAATGTCTGGACATGGCTGTGTATCTGAAACGGAGCCGCACGGCCCTGCGGCAGTCCCCGCGTCCGGGGGAGCATGCGGCCCCGAAAATGATTTACCTTGCCGCGCCTTACACATTCAACGGCACAAGTGAACACGATGTTGTTTTGGCTCGTGTGCAGGCGATTGATGAGTTTGCAGCATCAGTGTTCCAGATGGGGCACTATGTGTTTTCGCCAATCAGCCACACGCATCCAATCAAAGTGGCATCGGATGGCAAGCTGCCGGGCGGCTTTGCGTTTTGGGCGAACTACGATTATCGCATGATTGATTTTTGCGATGAACTTTGGGTGCTGAAATTGGACGGCTGGGAAAAGTCTGTCGGTGTCAGAGCGGAAATCGAATACGCGGAACGCAATCGCAAACCTGTGGTTTATCGCGCCCCTTCCCCGCGTCCGGCCTCAGCGTGCCGGATGATGTGATCGAGCGCGAGACGCTGTTGCCGGTAAAGCGTATGACGCTTGGCGACCTGATGCTTGGACTTAGCGAACCCGTCCCGCCCGCTGCGGCTGAATCAGCGGAAACAAAGGAGAAGATATGAACGCACAAAACTTATTCTTGTCAGACGGCAGACCGAGCCATGTTTGGTTCTGCGAAAAATGCCGCATCGTTGCGCCGGAGCCGCCGCAAGCCGACGCGGGGAAGGAAAAATGAACCGTGATGAACTCAAAGCTCGTTATCCCAATGCAAGCGAGTCTTTTCTGCGAGCCAACGCCGATCCCGTTGAGGCTCGAAGTCAAAGGGATAGTTCCCTCATTCAAGACGCAAAAGAGTGCGATAGGCTGGCGAGACAAGAAAACGGGCAAGATATTCGCCCGACCGTTCACGCTGCCGGAACACAAAAAGTGGATGCAAAAGACCGTGGAAAGTTTCGTATCACAGTGTCTTTCCGCTATCCAAACTACCGAGTCCACGATAACGACGGCGGATATTCGACGCTTCTTGACTGCATCATTGCCACGAGACGACGCCTGGACGAGCTTGCCGGAAACCCACATCACAAGCGAACTGTGCGAGCCGGGAAACGAAGGGTGCTCAATCCTGATCGAGAGAATCTGAACGTGTCTGCCGTGGACGGTAAATCACCTTTGCCCTTCTGACCTATGACTATCGAAGAAGCCAGACAAAACAATTTCCTCGTGGATATGGCGTTCGACCAAGGACTCACGCACGAGCAGATCATTTGCCTGCTGGTCGAGGAAAACCGGCGGTATTTTGCGCGTATCATGCAATTAGAATCCATTGCGCCGAAAGCGTTCCGAAAGAAGGATGGCACTGTCTTGGTTCACCACATTCCAGACGACCTTATACCCATTGTTGACCTATGAGCGAGAAACAGAAAGACCGGGTGTAATCACTTCTCGGCGGGCGCGTTGTAATATGGCAAAGGCTGACCCACTCTCGCGCCGGTCGCACCGGCAGCAGCCGCAGTGATAATCGCTCGCCACACTCTGTCAGCTTGGCTGTTGGTCATCCCTTGGTCCTTCCAGATTTCGCGCGCGGCCTGAGAGAGCGGGATAGGTGGGAGCGATTCGGATAGGTATTCTCCGACCCCAAGTTTGTGCTTGCCCTCTCGCAGTTCGTATTTTTTAAGCGCGTCATCTGACCACGGGACCACGTTGCCCATGATGTCCTTCTGACTGACAACATCGGCGACACGCTGGCCGATGGGCGAGAGCTTCTGGCGGCCGTAAGTGATCAAGTCCCCGCCGATGTTCTTTTCTCGGCTGTCGCGGGAGTCCAAGCGGCCTTTGGGCTTTCCGAAGGCGTCATGGGCCAGATTGCGGAGGAGTCCGAAGATGTGAAGGAACGGAGTGCCGACGCCGACGTTCAAACCGCCGACCTTGAAATTGAGCCAGTCGCCGCGCTTCGAGTCGGTGAAGTTGACGCTTTGTGGGGAGCCGGTCGCCTGCAGTACGCCTTGGTTTAGGGCGAGCAAACCGAAGTAGGTTCCGACGATGGTTGCCTTCTGGCGGAAGTCCCTTGTCGCGGCCTGCTTTTCCTCTGGCGTGGCGTTCTTCCAATCACCAAATGTTTTCGCCGTCCGTGCCGTGTCGCCAAAGAGGAGCTTCCATCTCGAGTACTCGAGACGCGGAGCGAAGGCCGCAGTCGAGAGAGCTTTCGGCATTTGGACGTTGCTGGCTCCAGTCGAAGTATTGATGCCGTCGGCCAGGGCCTTAGCCATGTCCTTCGTCTTGAGGCTTTCCGGCAGGGCGTTCCACTCGCCTTTGAACTTGGCGAATCGGAAGAACTTCAAACCGTCGAAGGCTTCATTACCGGCCAGTCCAAAGCGGCCAAGGAAGGAATCCATCTTCTTGTTCTGGTACGCCTCGCTCCGGTCAATGGGATCCACCTTGAGGCCCGCCGCGCGCGCCGTCGGGTAAAGCTGGTCAGTGACCAACCGTTGCACCATTTGCTCGTGGTAAAGGCCCCGGTCGTTGGCGATGGCGGTCTTGTAATAGGTCTTGAGGCTCCGAAACCACGTCGGGAACAACTGCGCCCAATCGGCAGGATTGAAGACGTGCGCCGGGGTGTGCGTTCCAATCCAAGTGCCGCCGTGACCAAAGATGGCCATGTTGAATGCCGCTTGTGGGATGCTTTTGACGAACCTCTGCCAGCCGGGCGTCTTCTGATTCTCGACCCAATTTTCGGCATCGGCTTTCAATCGGCGGCGTTCTCTGGCGGCAACCAGGATTTCGTCGGCCAGCTTCTTCACGCCGGCGGGCTTGCCCAGGCCCTTGAGCACGTCGTCATGGGTCAGGCCGAGGTCAGTGGCAATCTCCCCGGCGATCTTGTGGAGTTGAAGGCCAAACTTGTCGGCGTACTTCGACCGCAGATAATTCCAAAGTGTCTTGGCCTGCAAATCGGTCATCGGCTTGCCGGGCTCGTAGTCAGCGAACACCTTTTTGATGCCTGCGTCGTCGGAGCCCTTGGGCGCGGCTTCACCCGGCTTCTCTCCCGGCTTCGGTGCCGTCAAGTCGGCCAGTTGTTTCTCAAGGGCGGCAATGCGCTCCTGCGCGGCCTTGTTGGCCTCGGCGTGGGCTTTGGCTTCTTCCAGTTGCTTCGGGGTGAACTCCTTGCCGTAGGCGCGCTGGAGGCCCACCCAAGAATCGGTGTTGATGTCCAGGGCCCCTTGCATGGTTTGGCCGGTTCTGGCCCAGCTTGGCGCGGCGAACTTCTGAATACGCTGCGTCCATGCCTTCTCAGCTTCGCGGGCGGCAAGGGCATTGGCTTCGAGAGATTCGGAGTCCGGGCCTTCACGACCTTCGGCGTAGGCTTCCGCCGTGGCGTCGGACGCTTTGGCGAGATTCTCTTGGTGCCGACGGATGACGGCCATGTCGTCCGGGCTGATCTTGCCGGTCTTCTGGACCCCGGCCATGATCTGCTCCGGATCCGCCCCGGCGTCAATCAACTCCTGCCCGCGCTTGGATGCCTGCGAGGGGTCAACGCCTTGCTGCGGTGGAACGACTTCGGAAATTCGAGCGTTGTGCTTCATGCCTTCGATGGCGCGGCGGGATGGCCCGACTTGCGAGCTTGGTGGAGGAGCGGGCATCGGGTTCTCGGTCGCCGTGCCAAGTTTGGCCTGCTGCTCAGACTGCGCCTGCGTCCCCGGCAGGCTCCCTTGCTGCTTTAGGTCTGGATAGTCCGCAAGCACTTCCGAGTCAACAGACTCACCTTTCCCCAAAGCCTGTTTGACGGCGTTCTTGTGATATTCTTCGTACTCCGAATTTGGAGCGTTTTTAGAATCTCCCCCTTCCGGCTGTCCTAATCGTCTTCGCTCAGATCGTTGAAGGTCTATCCAATTTTGTTTCGTCACCTGCTCCGGTGAATAGCCTTTCTTTTCAAATTCGGTCAAATCCATCTTGCCCGCAATGGTGTCAACCTTCGCTGATGCGGATGCCCCCGGCAACCCCGGCTGCTGCTTTGCTGCGATGTCAGCGGCTTCCTTGGCGCGTTGGCCGGCTGCGGCCTTCTCTGCGGCAATGCGCTCGCCGTCGCTGGTCTTTTGGCCTTCTGGATTGAGTGGACGCGCGGGCTTGGAAGGCTCTTTCGCCGCCTCGACGGGAGCAGGAAGTTGGTCAACGGGTTTTCCTGACTTGAAATAATCGAACGCCTTTTGAGCGTTGTCCTTGTCCGAAAAAGTGATTTTGACTTTGGCTGGCCCTTGGATCGCTCCGCTTTCAGATGGAATCATCGAACCCTTGAAGCGTTCAACGCCAGTGATTTTACCACGGAGAGAATCAGGCACCGAGCCTCTGATGTCGGTCTCCGAAATGCCCGTCATGTCAGGACGATTCATTGCAATCGTGATGCTGTGCTGATTGGAGTACGCATCCTTTATTGGTCCTGAACCAAAGACTGCCGCGCCTGCTTGATGGCTCTTTGGAGCCTCGACGGGAGGTGCTAATTTCCCGGCCTGAGATGGTGCTTTCCCTTCCCCTTGTGGCGGACGTGCTGCGGGAGCTTTCCCTTGTTGTCGAAGTGGTGCTTTTTGACCCACTTGTGGCCGAACTTCTGGTTGAGATACGCTCGCTGGGCTTGTGACTCTGCTGGCATTTGGTGCTCCTTCTGGGTTTAACTCGGCAGCGGTCTTCAACGCCGCCTCGATCTTGTCCGGTGTCACGCTCATTGACCCCTGCGGAATGTCCACGCCAAAGACGTTCTCGGCCTCCTGACGCTTCATCGCGGGCGGTGCTTTGATGCTCTCCACTGCTGCCGCTGTCTTCGGGAGCAACGCTTTGACCTCTGGCGGCACAACGATGGCTGGTGACGTCGGCGGCCCCCACGCGTCATTGCGAAGCGATTGCGCCTTCTGATTGCTCGGTCTGACGCCTGTTGCCTTCTCGTAAAAATCCTGAATCTGGGCCTTGGTCTTCAAACCGCGCTGCCTGATCTCCTCGACGGCGGTCAGGGCGCGTTCTGGCTCCGGCGGTGTCTCTGGGACGACCGGCTTGGGCAACTTTTGACCAACCGGCAAAGCGAGTTCCGGGTCAACGCGAGGGGTTATCGGAGCGGGTTGTCCGATAGGTGCGTCGGTCGAAGATTGTTCTCCTTGGAAAGTTGGAGGAGGAAGAATCAATGGCGCGGACGGTTTGGAGGGCGATGGCGCTGGCCTTTGTCCTCGTCTTCGCGCCTCAAATTCAGCCTTGGCCTTGGCTTTGGCGTCCTCAAACTCCTTTTTTGCAGCGGCCTTCTTTTGCTCGTAAGGAGTCAACGGCTTTGATGGGGCTTTCGGTTTGGCCGGTTTCTCAGCAACGGGAGCAACATCTCCCCCGAATCTGGACTCTCCTAACACCGTGCCCATCAACGCTCCCTCGGCAACATCCTTGGCATCTGGCATCTTGCCTTGAATCAAAGGCGGCACAATAGCCGTAGAAGCCCCCAAAGCTGCCCTGAACGGAATTTGCGCCAGCTTTGGCACATCGGCCTTCATGCTCGCCATGTTGCCCAACACGTCGCCAGCAATGGCAGCTATCGGGTGTTCCTCGGCCCCCTGCGCGAGCCGTCTGTCCATCTCTTTCGTGAACTCCGGTGCTGCCGCTTCCAAAATGCCGTGTTGAGCCTTGTATGCCACCCAATCAGCTGCTCCACCGCTGATTAAACCGCCGATGATAGCCCCAGCAGCCTCGCTTATGCCCGTTTCTCCAAGTACGGGGATGGCAGCGCCCACTATCGCTCCGGCACGCGCTCCGGCTGGCGCGGCTGCTGAGAATGCGGCTCCTGGTGCAAGTCCCACCGCCGCGTGCTCTGCGGTCGTTCTGGCGATGCCGGGAATGTTCTGACCTATAGCCGTGGTCAGTCCGGTATTGTCTGCATCCAGTTCCCTGCCGACTTGGGTAGCGCGTTCCTGTCTGGTGAGAAGGTCGCCGATGCTTCTGTCGGGCTTGGAAAGCTGCGCGTCAATCTCAGGGCCGTGGTCAGGCTGCGCTTCTTCCCACGAAATGGTTTTCTTCGCCTTTGGCTGGGCTTCCTCCCACGTCAGGGTTTGTGGCATGGCTACGCCAATCTCCAACCTTGCAACGGAAACATTCCACGTTGGTCAAAGCAGCATAATTCCTGTTTGTCACGGTCTGACCGTTTGGCCCACCATAAATTGCCGCGTAGATTCAGAATCGGTTGTCCCTCATCATCCGATTCAAAAGGCTCCAACTGTCGGCACATCCGGTCGATAACAAAGTCAACTTCTTTGCCCTCTTGCATGATCGTGAATCCCATGCCGACGCAGGGGCCGTCAAACAATTCCGGTACCTTCTTTTTTACCGAAGAGGATTTCAGCAGTGTGGGAGAAAGGCCGATAAGAGGAATGATTGACAAAAAATTGCGTCTGTTCATAATTCCAGCGTAAACCGAATGAGAATGGTCGTCAACAACCCGTATGACCAACCAAAGTGTGGCACGGAAGTAAATTAAGCCTCAGCGGGCAGGAACACGCTGCAATGCGTGTGCTTCCGATGCCATCCGAGAGTAAAGTCTCTCCTCATTCATAACTTTTCATTGCAGGTCAAAACCTTCACCGTTCCAAGTGCCGGGACCGCCGCTGGTCTGATAGACTGTGCCCTTTTTCAATTCGGCCTTGGTCTTCGGCATCGGTGAAGGCGCTTCCGCCGGCGGCTGGCTGTCTGAATCAGGCTGGCTGTCGGTGGCGGGCGCCTCTGGACTCCCAAAATTCATCAACTGCTTATCAATCCGCGCAATATCCGCATTCGCCTGGCCGATGCCGCTGGTGTTCTTGTCCTTTGCGGCCTGAGTCAATGCGGCCACAGCCTGCTTTCGTTGCGCCATCAACGCGGAGCGCTTTGCTACCATCGCCGCCGTCGTGACTGCGGAATTGGCCGGAGCGTGCGTGGGAATGACTCTGGCCGATGGCAAACCGCCACCGCTGACGATGTTTCCACCCGGTATCGGAACCGTTGAGACTGGCCCCGCTGGCATCTGCGGGCGCGTGTACGACGGGTCTCGCACCAACGTCCTGCCGTTGAAGATCATTCCCGCGGGCGGCGTGAAGGTCGGCATCCCTGCCGCCGGCGGCTTGGGCGCTGATACGCCCGGAGGAGGAATGACAGGAAAGTCAGTCTCAGGCCCGAAACCTCCCGGCACTGCCACGGGCGGGGGTGCTCCTACTGCTGGCGCGGACATCGATGGGGCCGTCGGCTGCATCATGCCAGCCAGCCAAGGCGGTGTCCCTGCGGGCTTTGAGGGTGTCTCAATGCCTCTGGCGAACTGTGTCGCCGCGCCAGCCGTCGGCCCGGTCGTCTTCAAAGCCAGCAACGCCATTGCGCGATCAAAGTCCGGTCCACCCTGCGGATACTGCTTGGTCAACTGGTCAATGCCAGCCGCGTAATCCCTCTGCTTGAGGTAGGTGTCCGCCGCAGCCTTCGCTCGAAGGTTGTTGTCGAGCATCTGCTGCGCGTACGCGTTCTGGTCATCCGTCGTCTGCCGGTTGTTCTCGAACTGCCGTTGCGCTTCCTGATCGTGACGCTGGCGAGCTTGGGCGATATTCCTCGCGTAGTCCTCGCCGGGGTGAATCTGCCAATAGGGCTGGTCGTAGTCCGGCATACGTCAAAAGAAGCTCGAAAACGTATTGAGCAAACCGGCAGCCTGCGGGTCTGGGGCTGCGGCCTCCTGGTTGGAAGCTAACTGCGCCGCCTGCTGCTGCTCCGGCGTGACGAACATCGACGACGGATTGAACGCTGGCCCGGTCGGAGTGTCCTGATAAAGCTGGTTGAACCCAACCATTCCTTGCTGCATCTGATTTTCGCTATTGAGGCCCAACGCTTGCAAGTATGCTGCACTGGTGTTCGGGCTATTCGGCCCCTGCCCGGTCGTGACGCCGCGCTCTGCTGCTGCCGTCTGCAACTGGCGCTGTACGTCTGATGGCACTTGGCCGCCCAACTCCTGCCCGACATTCTGGGTCGCCTGCGTCAACATGCCCGTGTAGTTCGGCAAGTTCGCGAGATACTCGCTCTGGACGCCCGCACCGCTCGCCTGGTCCGCGCCGGTGGAGAGTCCGTAGATACCCGCGAGATTGCCGAGGTTGCCGCTGATGGCCGCGCCTGCGGTTTGGGTTGGATCCGGCACCCCGTACTTGGTTCCGTAGAGCGACGAGAGCAATCCTTCCGCCGCACCGCCCACGAGCGGAATCTGATTGACCGTGTTGCCAAGAGCGCCGTTGTAGGTCGTCGCGCCCAAGCTGCCGCCACCGGGAGCAATCGCCTGCGCGGGATTGGTCTGCTGACCGACTGGTAAAATCTGGTTGTTGACGGCGTTTGTGGCCATAAATCAAAGTGGTTACTGCATGGAAATATTCACTCGCCGCAAGTCCGCGCTGCCGAAAGGTCTGAAAATTACGGCTGGGTTGTTCTTTCCTTCAACGTGCGTCTGTTGGCCGATCAAAAGCCGAATTGCGGCAAGATGCCTTTCGGCTGATTTCTGCATGGCGTTGGCGTCGTCCATTTCGGAGTAGCGGACGGACTGGCACTCGGCAATCAGGGCTTCGAGGTTCTGGCTCAGAAAATAATCCGTGTCGTACGTCACCGGCACGAGATCGAGCTTCACCAACGCCGTCACAAGCGCGTATTCCTTTGGCCGATACGGACAGTCGCAACTGACCGGCGCGTGAGGAACAAGGATGCCCCTCGCGTAGGAGCAGCAATTCCTTGGCAGGTTGTGGAGATAGTACCGGCGATAGCTGGCAACTTGCTCGCCGGGTTCCATCGTTGACAGAAGCTCCATGCTGCCCCAATTCGGGTCAATCTGGAAAAGCTGAACCTCGCCGATCGTCACGTCTTTTTGGATGCCTGAGAGCGACGTAAAAGTATTGACGGTCGTCGCGAACGGGGTTGCCAGCGTCACAAACTCGCCCATCACGTTCGAGTTTCCATCCACGGAATAAACGGCGGCGTTGTTCTGGTCGAGCCCCTGGACGAGAACGCGCTTGCCGTAGTCGGCGGGATTTGTCGCGTAAATCTGAATCTGCTGGGGACCGTCCGAAAGGTCGGTGAACGTCACCGCGTTGTTTCTGGTGTAGGCCGCGCTGTCGCAACCGTAGCCGCGGCCAAGCCAGCCGCCGCGGTTCGCGCCAGTCTTCGGCATTCGGCCATCGCCGAACAGAAGGTACTCGGCGAATTGATTATTGAGCGGTATCGGCTTCGTGCAGGCGTCGAATGCTTCCACGCGCGCGACGTTCCTTGGAAGGGTGATGTAGGGCTTGCAGCGGTCAACCGAGAAGACCATCTCTGCCCACGAACCCACCCATCCGGCATCCCCACCTTCCTTGGCGAAAGCCAGCCGCATGTCGGCGGCATTGGCAATTTTGGCGCATCCTGCGAGGTCTCCGGCACAAAGGCCGACGGCTTTCGGGCCTCGGCTCATTCGGAAATCGTAAAGGCGCAGTCGTTGCGGCATTACTACCCTCTACGCTCTTACGCTATCCGCGTCAAGGAGAAGGTCGGTGCTGGCGTCCCTGCAACCGGGGCGATAATGGGGAAGTGAGTCAGATACATGCCGAATTGGCCGGTCGCTTTGAAGGTGTAGGACTGGCCTTGGTTGGCCGATTCGACGGCAGCTTGGCTCCCAAGGTCGGTCATTGTTCCCGGAAATGGAGTCAATGGGCCGGTCCCGGTCAGGTAGTACTGCAGTTCGGTCGAACCGCCGCCAAGGAACAGGTTTAGACCCCAATGGCCGCGGAAGTCCACCGCGCCGTCAATGTAGGTGACGACGTAAGTCCCGAACGGAAAGACCGCGCCACCGTTGAAATAGGAGACGTCCCCGGCCATGTCGGGCGTGATCGTGTAAACCGGGAACGCGCTCACGGTCAGTTCGACAAGCTGCTGGCAGTCGGCAACCGCGTCGGTCACGTCCACGATGAAAGAGTAGTCCCCGGCCACTGTCGGCGTCCCGGAGATTAGACCGCTCGCGCTCAAGGAAAGGCCCGCAGGCAGAGTACTCGAGGCGTCCAAGGTGAACACCGGCGCATTGAACCCGAACCATTCCAGTTGCAGCGAGTAGGGCACGAATGCGGTTGTCGGCGGCAAAGCCCCGTTGGTCACTCCGACGACGGTAATCGAGAAAGCCTTCTCCATGTAGTCACCCTGAGGGGTCGTCACCATGACCGTGAACGGATAGACCCCCGGCGAAGTCGGAATGCCGGTAATCGTTACGCTGTCGGAAGCGATGGCGCCGCCGTTGAGCACCATGCCAGGCGGAAGCTCGCCGCTGGTGATGGCCCAGACGTTCTCGTTGATCTTGCCCAGGGACACGCCAGAAGCGGTAATGGTCACGCTTCCAAACTGATTGAGGCAGAGCGCCGGGAACGTCCCGCCGAGGCAAACGACGTGCAACTGGACTTGGCGCTGGCAATAGCTCAGAGCCGCTTGATCGGCCCCGGCTTGCGTCAGGTCAACGAACAGGCCGGCCACGACACCGAAAGTGAAGGTCGAACCGTCCGGGCACGTCTCCGTCACGAATTGCGTCGAGCTTTGAAAGGTCTGGACCGGCTGACCGTCGGGAGTCGTCCATCCGTCAGCCGCGCTTTGACGCGCTTGAGCTTGCGCCATCAGGTTCGCGACTTCTTGATTGCCGGGATTGGACACCGGCACATCGAGAGCCACAAAGGACGAGACGTTGCGAAAAGGGAAGTTGAGCGGTGGCGGGATAGTCGCCCACGCAAGCCCAATGTGGTTCAGCACATCCGGCGCGGAGGCGTCGTACCCGAGCAACGGCAGAGGCTCGGAGGCGCACGGATTTACGGTTTGGCACGGCTGAATCATTTACAAAGGTAGCACACGAAATCTTTCACGGCACAGACAAGGTTGGTCCACAAAGACCGCTTCTGTTCTTCGGCGAACAGGTACATTCCCCTGATGCGACAAAATCCGGTTATCGTCAAACGCGGCTGGAATTGGTAGCCCCAGTTCGACGGCCTGCCGGTGGCGCACTGGCAGACTTCGGGCGGCACTGGCAGCGTGATGGTCTGACGAAAGGACGGCTCGTATTTGGCCGGGTATGGCGTCGGGTTTTGCGGACATGGCGATTCGAGCGAATTGCGCGCGGCGCACTCTTTCCATTTCATCCAAGGTTGCCAGCACGAGGAACTGTCCGGGCGATACTCTGCGAAGAATTCGACGTTCCCATACAACTTATCGAGCCAGAGTTCCATACCCACCATTTTCTTGAGCGCGGTGATGTCGCCGAATTCAAAAGCCGGAAATTCGATCTGCCAGCTTACGCGCTTCTCGCCGGTCTGCCCTTGGCTGTCGAACATATCGGCGGTGGTCAGTTCCCAAAGCTCGATTGCTCCCGGCGTGTTCGGGTTCTGAGAAAGGACGATTGCGAACGCTCGGTCAACGCCGCCGAAGTCCTGTTCGAGCACCTGAAAGAATTGCAAGCCTTCGAGGTGGCCTTCCCACACGGGCGGCTTCTTGTTCTTTACAGTCGAGATCGGCGTGAAGTTGTGAGGAATCAAACCCCCGTGTATGACACCCGAAACAGTCTCCATCGGCAGCACGAGCATCAGGAGCCGGTTGTCGAAGTTGATGCCGGTCGAGAAGTTTTCGAGGCTGGTGTCGTTGAATTGGAGGATGCGGTTTTCCTCGGCGCTCAGGGGGACGTTTCCCGGCTCGCTGAAAAGGCGCGTGGCTTGGAGCAGGGAGCGGACACCGGGTTCCCACGTCAAATAGTACACGTCGCCGTTGACGCTGACGATGCTTCCCTGACCGACAAATCCGTCTCGGAACTGGACCTGAATGATCTCCGGTTGATTATTAGAGTTGGCAGCTATCCAGTCATTTCGTGCTATCGGGACATACATCGCATAGACGGCTTTGCGAGTGCCGACAAGGAGAATCCCTTGGCCGAGCGAAGCGTCAATGGTGTTGGGCACAGCAAATCCGGTGATCTCGCCTGATTGCGTTGGGAGCGTGAAACCGTCTCCGCCCAGCACGAGCGGGTTTTCCGTCACCGACAGCACCGAGTCAACGAAGTCGTTTGCGGATGTGCCCGACGGTCCACCAACGATGTCGCCGCCCATGATGACGTTGTTTGCGACGTAGAAGATTCGACCCATGTAGTAAATCATGTACGTCGCCGCGGGGATTTGATTGATGAGCGTCCCGGTGGTTGACGGCGCGCTGTTGATGGTCAGCGTCCCAGCAATGGGCGTGGTGAAGGTAGTGCCCGCGATGTTCGTTGCCACCGTCTGCAAGGTGATTCCGCCGAACTGGTCGAACTGCGTGACAAGGAACGTCCCGATGGTGTACGGAAATGCGTTGCTGATGAGCGTCACGTTGTCTCCGACGTTGCCGGGGTACGATGTGGGCGTTCCAGTCCCGGTGTAATCCCAAAGCAGTTGCAGGACGACGGAGCTTCCAACGGACGGCACCGACCAGTTGCCGACGCCGATAACCACGTTCTGCGAAGGCGATGGTGGCATTACCACCACACAGGAGATGCGGATGCCTGACGGCGGAATGACTTGGCCGGCCACGGTGGTGGCGATGCAGACGAAGGCGCTCCCAGCGCCAGTCTCCTGACCGGGAAGGATGGCGCCCGTGTATTGGAAAACACCCAACTGTTCGCCGCTCGAAATTGCCGTGATGAGGACGTGATCGCCGATGCTTCCAGCGTAGGCCGGGGTGAACCGTTCCGCGATGATGCTGACGCTGCCACCGTTGGGCGGGACGGTCCATCCAGTCGTCTGCCAGTTGTTTGTAAATGCCCGGACGGCTGTAATCGTGATATTGAAGTCGGCCTGGGTGATGAGCTTGCCCGCAGCGATGGCTCCGCCTGTGAGACATTGAACGCGGAGAGCGCCGCCAGCGTTAAACGAGATGACCTTGAACGTCCCGTAGCTGGTCGCCAGATTGGTGCTCTTGATCGCGATGGTGTCCCCGACGTTCCCGAAGTAATTCCCGAGCAGGTTGAGCGTCACCTGTGCTCCCACCGCCGGCATGACGAATCCGCCGACGCCGATAATGACGTTGTTGTTCGTCACCGGGGGATTGCCGGGCACCTGCAGTACCACGGTCATCAGGCCGGGCGCGATGTTCGCCGGCGCTCCCGGAAGCGAGATTGTCGTCAGAATGATCGAGGCGGGCGTGACACTGGTTACTCGGAACTGGCCGACGGACACGCCGAGCGAAGTCAGGAGAAGGATATTGTCACCGAGATTGCCTTGGTACGGCGCCGTAAGGAATACCGGGGTGCTCGCGACTCCTACCGCTCCTTCTGTCCACTGTGCTGTAGTGGTGATTTGAAAAGATCGTGCCACGGGTTGCCCGACAACGGTAACGCCAGTGATGCCATTGCTCTGAACGAGGGTGCTGCCGTTCCAGAATAGAGGGAGCGTAACGCCGTCACCTGCCTGGATGACAAGGTAGTTCTCCGCTTGAACGAAATATGCCTGCGGGTTTCCACTCGGAAGGAACAGGCCAAACTGCGCGGAGAGATCAAGCGGGGCGAACGCGAAGTCAACCGAGACTTGCCAGACATGCCCGTTGATGACCGCAACGATATACGGATTACTCTGGTCAACAGGTTCATAGAAGGTACTGCCTTGGAACAATAGGGTTGTGCCGGGGATGTAGCCGATGACGCCTTTCAGCTTCCACCCGGCGCGTTGGGTTATGCCGCCGTCTCGAACGGTGGCGTTGATGAGCCATGCGAGAGACTGGCGAGTGAGTCCGTTCGGGTTGCCTGCCGACTGCACCGTCGGCGTGGCGATGCTGTTTACTCCGTCAGACCAATCGGTGCTGCCGTCGAGGCTTATTGGGTCGTCGGGCTGGCCTCTCACACGCGTTCCAACCCCCTTTCTTCGGTAATAATCCATCCGACGCGCTGCGGTTCGTCCAGCTTTGGCGGCGTCGGAGTCCACGGCAGTTTAACCCCGCAGAACGGGCAGAATTTAACGTCTCCCAAAACCGATGCGTCGCCACCTTGCTCCAAAACCATGTATCCAGGAATGTCATCTTGGGCAACGATTAGTCCTTCTTCCACCGCGGTTTCAAATTGCTGACAACACATTGGACAAAACTACCGGAATGGGGCACGGTGTCAATTAATGCGTGACGACCTGAACCGGAAGATCAGCTATTGCGGTATCCTCTTTGAACCGCTCATGCGGCCTCTGGACCGCGAATTCTACTTCATCCAGAAGGGCGGCACTTGGAAAAAGAGCAACGGCGATATGGCGGGCAAAGGACTCGCCTTCCACTTCAAGAACGCCATGCAAATCCTCTGGCCGTGGATAAAATGGCATCGCTGGCTTGAGATGTACGTCGAGGCTTACCTGACGCATCGTTCGATTGCCGTGCTTGGGCCTTCGAGTACCGGCAAATCGTTTGGAGCCGCGGCCACCCTGCTTTGCGACTACTACTGCTTCCCGACGAGTACAACCGGCATCGTCTGCTCGGACACATTGGAGAACCTGCAAAACCGAATCTGGGGCGAGATCAAAATGCTCCACAAAGACGCCCGTGCTCGCCATGAAGATCTCCCCGGCCACCTGATTGAAGGGCGCAACCGCATCGTCACTGACGACCAAGACGCTATCACCGAGGGACGTGATTTTAGAAATGGACTGGTCGGGCTGCCCGTGAAAAATCGTCGTGGAGACGTCCAGCTTGCCTCGTTCGTCGGATTCAAAAACAAGCGGGTCCGACTTATTGGTGACGAACTGCAATTCCTCTCGCCGTCTTTCGTGACCTCCATTTCCAACCTCGACAAAAACCCCGACTTCAAAATGGTGGGCATGGGCAACCCCAAGGAAACGACCGATGCCCTTGGCGTCCTCGCAGAGCCAGCCTACACCATTGGCGGCTGGGACGGCGGCATTGACCAGCAGGGTAAATCAAAGGCGTGGGAGACGCGGCGCCCACAAGGTTGCTGCCTGCAATTCGTTGGCAGCGACTCACCCAATCTCGACGGAAAGTTCGGCTGCGATCTCATCACGCAAGAAGCGATGGACCGCGACGAGGCTTTTTTCGGCAAGAACAGCCTGCAATTCACGATGATGAACGAGGGCCGAATGCCCCGCGGCCAAGGCTCCCGGCGCATCATCACCCGGCAGGAATGCCTCAAGCATCGGGCAATGGAGGAACCGATATGGCTCAATCGTAACGTGACCAAGATTCTCTTTCTGGACGCGGCCTACGGCGGCGTCGGCGGCGACCGCTGCATCATGGGCGAACTGGACTTCGGCGAGGAGACCGGGCCGCTGAACCCGACGAGCATCGAAGGCAAGTTTGTCAACCAGCCCAAGTCTCCAAACGAGAAAAAGCAGATCATCGCATTGGTTGATACCGTTCTCGTGCCCATAGACAATTCCCGCATTCAGGAGGAGTCCGCCCCGGACCAAATCGCCATCTTCGTGAAGGCGGAAGCGGAGCGCCGCGGCATCCCCCCTCAAAACTTCATCTTCGATTCGGGCATGAGGACCGCCTTGGTGCAATCAATCATGCGGATTTGGTCGAGCGCCGTTCACGCCATTGACTGCGGCGGAAGCCCAACTGACCGGAAGGTCTGGGGTGAGGAAAATGTCATCTGCAAGGATCACTACCAGAAGTTTGTCACCGAGCTTTGGTATTCCGTCCGCTACGCCATCATCGCCGGCCAATGGCGGGGAATGACCGACGACGTGATGCTCGAATTCGGCGCGCGCGAATGGGGCATGGTCGGAAAGAACAAAATCGAGATCGAGAGCAAGAAGGAATTCAAACGGAAACAGGGTTACTCCCCGGACAAGGCGGACGCCGTTGCCATCGGCCTCGAACTAGCCCGCCGCAAGGGGTTTATCATCCAAAGCCTGCGGTCAGGCCGAGACGACGACAATGCCCCCGACGAGCGATGGAAGCAGGATATGCGCGAAAAAGCCCGGAAGCATTGGCAGTCCGGGCAGTTGACGGAAGAGGCGGCTTAACTGAGATTCGCTGCCGCAGCCGTTGCCGCAGCCTGAATCTTCTGAGCCGTTGTTTGGGCTGGCCCCTGGGCGACAACCGCAGCGTGGAAGGCAGCAGCCGCAGCCGGTTCAAGGCTCGCCGCAGCCGCCGTCAAAGTCTGGATGGTGCTCGCGTGGGTATTCACCTGATTCGTCTTCTGTTTCGCATACCAAGCTAATCCCGCAGTCGAAAGCCCAAGGATTGCGGCAATCGCACCGCTGAACGGGTCGAAGGCGCCGGTCAAGGTGTTGGCGGTCGTCGCCGTACTGAGAACCGTGGTGACTGTGCTATTCGGAGCGTAAACGATGTTCGTCTGCCAGTTTGTCACCAGTTGGGGGATGTAATTGGTGACGCTGACAGTGACGAGGTTGGTCTGCAAAATCGGGATGACTTGGCCGACGGTATTGGTGACGGTGACGATCTGGATGGTTGGAGTCTGCGTGTTTTGTACGACGGGAACCTGCACGGCTTGGACGGTCGGGACCGCGTTCGTAGTAGCCGTCAGGAGCGGAGCGGATCCGGTCTTGCAGCCAACGCAACTGACGAGGCCGGCGGCGATCAGCAAAACGAGTCCGACCTTGGCGGCGACGGCGGGGGCCGCAGATGGGGCCGATGCGGGAGCGGGCGGGGCGGCTGGAACGACAGCGGCACTCGCGGCGATGCTCTGGACGGCGGCTTGTTGGGCGGGCGTGACTCCTTGGCTCTCGCTGGACTTGTCGTTGTCGCGCGCGAAGATGAGGCCCAACCCGCCAGTAATGGCCGTTGCCGCTACGGTCATCGTGTCGGTGGTAATGGTGCCGTTTTGTCCCGCGTGAAACAGTGCCGCAAGGCCGGTGAGAATCATGGCAATGCCGCCACAGGACGTTTTCCAGCTACCGCTTGTGATCGAATTCATTCCCAACCTGTACGCCTACTGCGCGGGCCTGTCAAGATTCGTCTGCAACGTGGCAATGCTGTCGTACCCACCCGGCACGTCAATGGAAGTCCGGCGTACCCCCTGCATGGACATGAAGGCGGTCATGGTGCCTTCCAGCTTGTTCACTGTCTCGGTCAGGCGCTTTAGGTCTTCCTGCATCTCCTTCACCTGCGGCTGCACGGTCGAGGCGCAATGGCACTCGTCACTCGCAGGAGCAGAGACCGATTCACCGTTGGGCCTTGTTGATCGGAGTTTGTCGGTCAGCACCGGGGAGCTCGCACTAATCAGAGCCACCAGCCCATAGAAGAAAAGCCGTTCCGTCAGCTTCTCCGGGACTCCGTAAAGCTTGAAGCCGATGGGGCGGACCATCCCTTTATCCGTGTCCGGTTCGTGCGGATGCTGTTTTGGTTCACTCATAAATCTCTGGTCGTCGGCAGTTTCATTGGCATGACACCTGATAATCAAGTTCATATACCGCATTCCCCACCGGCGCGGCTGCCTCTGCCATTGTAAATACTACAAAATTGGAAATGCTGGAAATCACGTAGCAGTTGAATGCTCCAACATTTCTCGCCGCAACATAACCAGAAGTTACTCCGGTGGCACATTGGTTATTGAGTATTGTCACAACAGGCGGAGCAGCGTAGAGATGCCCAAACGTATTGGTTAATAAAGGTGCACCACCTGTGTTGGTCCCTGAGGCGCTGCCGTTAGTAATGACAATGTGACCATAGAGGTCAGTTGGAGACCCAAAATATCCTATACTGCTCCCCGACCCAGACCAAAATACACCTGCCCCCATGGCAATTTGTACCGTCGGTGTTGTCGTTGCATGCCATAATGAATTAGTCAACCAGGCTGCGGATAGGCCATTGATGGTGATGCCGTTGGAGGCATTCAATTGGCCCCCAACCGAGAGTGAGCCGTTGAGGTTGCGAGCGTTGACGTCGAAGTTGGTTATTACGGCAGCACCGACGCTAACTGCTGTGCCAACCACCACAGTGTTTGTGCCTGCTGTAGGGCTTCCTCCCGTCGCCGTCAAAAGCCCGGTGGACTGATTGAAGTTCAGGCCGGTGCTGACTGCGTTGCTGTTTATGTAGCCATTCGTCAACGCCTGAATCACTGATAAGGCTGTAAATGCCGTGCTTTGAATAGCTGTCCCGCTCGCATTCGTGCCTGCCGCAATGTTCATCGGAGGCAGCGTATTCGTTCCCACCACACTTCCGGCAGCGTCAGTGGAAATATTTTGATTAGCCGAAGCAGGCACATTGGTTTTGACCAAACCCAGATCGGTCGGCCTCTGAAAAGCAACTCCACTTCCAGTGCTAATCGTGGTCAAAATATCACCAGATGGTGAGTTAGTGCCATTCAACTCCAATACGGCACTGCCGTTGACAAAAGACAATTGCAGCTTCTCCGCCGACCAGATTCCCGCCGCATCGCCGCCAATACTACCAACATAATTTGTCGTCGAAGTGAATTTCAAAAGCCCGCTCGATTCATTTATTTGAACCTTCGTGCCATTAATATCCCCAAAATCTACCAGATGATTTACGTCTGCCTGAATCACCAGATCACCGGCAGAGTATCCCCAAATGGCGTTGCTGCTTGTATTGTAGGAGACAACGACCGGAGGAATATTATAACCTCCTTGGGCTACAACTGCTCCAAGTAAAGAAAGGCTGTCCACCCCGGAAGTTGTATTGAACTGAATGCCTTCTCGAAGCTCGTCACCGATACTCAATATATGGGTCAAGTCGTTCTGCCAAACCACATCGTTGTTGTTCAAGACGAACATGGAGATCAGCCCAGTAGTGCTATTTGATGTTGCCTGATTGGCCGAATAGACCATCTCAAAGCCAGAATCAAACTGAGGTGGATTGAAAATCTCTTCATTAGTGTTTTGCAACTGAACGTTTGGCCACCGATGAATGTGCAGCCCTATTGGCACTGACGCCGTGGCAGCCGTTAATGCGCCAGATGAAAAGGTGAAGTCAATCTTGCCAGTTAAGACTCCGGCTCCGTAAACCATGTTTGACATTGGGTAAAATGATCTCCCCGCAATGGCGTTCTCCGAACAAATCTCAAAGTTAACCACACTGCCGTTAACTCCCGGAAATTGATAAACGCCGTTCAAGCAAGATTCGATGTCCAGGGCCAGCAGATCAGGATGCGAACCCGCTCCCACCAAACCCACTCCATGCACAGCGTTGTAGCACTCAATCTCCCCGCCCATCGTATGCTCGCCTGGTTCCAAGTCGTTGTAGAAGCCGTAAATCTTCACATTCTTGACGAAGTTATTTGCCGGAGTTCCCCCGGTCGGAAACATGACTCCGAAATTTGAACCCATGTCATCCACGTATCCGTTATACTCAAACTGCCCAGTCATTACCGTTACGTTCTCCAAGTCCATTCCGCTTGCCCCTTGGAGGTTTAAGGCGCATACACGAGGATTTGGCGGAACAATAATAGTAAAATTCTCAAAATCCACTCTAACTGGATTTAAATTGTTTGTATAATTTGCATGTAAGATCACCTGCGCATCAGTAGCGTTGCTCGAACATGCCGAGAAAACACTTCCCAATGCGTCATTGTCGTAAATGCTAATCAGACCTCCGCCAACGACATTTCCCACGACATTGCTACTTCCAGTATCATAACCAAGACCAACTGGTCCAGGCCCAAGAAACGTAATAGTCGGACAAGTCTGGTGGGCATAAGGAAAGTCTGGCAAAATCAACTGCGCGTTGTGGTTCGTGTTGAAAAACGAGTTCGCTGCCGGGTCAACTAAGTTACTAGCAACCATAGCAAATCCTGGAAAGTAAAGTTTGCCGCAATTCGTGTATCCAAAATTAGTGCTACACCAGTTAATACCAGCCTGCACTGGCACAGTATCATCAGTGCCATACCATGCGTGAGTATTAAATCCAGTATTGATAGTTCTTGCTGCTGGGTCAGCAATTGTAATAGAAGTTGCGCTGTTAACTCCAGTAATAGTTGAGTTGAGATGATGACTTGAATTACTAGCCCACCATATCTGAATGCACTTACCAATATCAGCAGATGTCCATGTTCCCAATGAAGATGTGATAGTGTGACTTGTCGCCGTGGTCTGCACCGAGTCAACCCCTTTTGCATCGCACTTGGCCCCAAAGCCAATGACATTGGTAATAAATGGAGTATTTTGTGGCACATTAACAGATACAACATTAGTTAACCCACCACCTGAACCACCACCGCCGCCGCCGCCAGTGCCCGCCTGAATCGCGCCCCAGACGCCGTTGGTGTACATCATCAGTGTTCCGAGCGTGGTGTCGTAAACGATCTCTCCTTGGAATAGCTGCGTGAAAGCGAGCCGCTGCGCCGTCGTCACCGGCTGACCGCCCAGCCTGCCGACGTACTTCGTGCCCGGATCGGGCTGCCCAAAAACACAAATGCTGGCCAAAGCCAGCAACAAGATGGCGAGTAAGTTCTTCTTCATAATCAGTTTTGCCACGCACCGCCGAATGGGAAATACCACGGCGTATTTGTGGACGTGTCGTAGGCGAAAGCCATCTGGCCCACTGCGAGAGTCGGAGTGAACGGAGGAGCAATCCCCGCGTAATTCCCTGAGAACGTCAGGACGGGGCCGGGCGCGCCCGCCGCGCCGTTGGCGCCGGCAGGCCCCTGCGGACCCGTCGCAATCGTCGGGAGGTTCGCGAGAATCTGGGTCGCAAGGAAGATGAGCGCCGGAAGCTGCTCTTGGCGCGAAAGGCAGGAGTACTGCGCCGCGCCTGCCGCAATGGTCGGGCAATCAGTCACGCCCGCCAGCTTTCCAAAGAGGAAGACCAGCGCGGCCATCTGGATGTTCTGGCCGGGCAGGCAGCACTCGATCTTGAGAGCGCCGCAGGCCAAGGTTTGTGCGGATGTGAGCGTCATTCGTCATGCGGCCTGAGCGATTACCTGCAACAAGGCCAGTTCGATCAGTTTTGCCTCGCCCCGGCCTGACCCGAACGAATTGTAGCAAGCCACGTTGGATTGCCCTAAAAGCGACTGAGCATCGGTCTTCACTCCGGGCGCGAGCGCGTTGGCGATGATTTGGAGCAATGCCAACTCGATAAGCATGGCCTCGCCCCGGCCAGCGCCGTACATGTCGTAGCAAGCCACGTTGGCGGCTTTCAGCAGGCTTGGGGCGTCAGTGGCTACCAAGGGAGCCTCCTCGTTGGCGATGATTTGCAGCAGCGCGAGCTTGAGCAGCCGCGTGATGCCTTCGGCGTTGCCGTAGGCGTCGAAGCATGACACGTTTGCCGCGGCGAACAGGGATTGTGGGTCGAGCGCAGCCACACGTTAGTACATCCCTCCCCCGGCTTCGGCATCTTCACCCTGCGGCACTTCGCCGTCCTCCATGCCGCCCATGTCGGGCTTGGCCTCGTCTTCGGGACCGGCCTCGACCACGGCGCATTCAAGCTCCTCGTCGTGTGCCCTGACCACTTTCAGGGTGATCGTGTCTCCGGGCTTGGCGTCCGGGTGAGCGTCCTTTGGAATAAGGAAGGTCGAAGCATCGTCCTGCCCATCTTCCTCGCCGGGCTTCGGCGACTGTCCAGGAGCCTCGACGGGGGCTTCGGCCTCGTCTTCCGCATACATTGAACCGGGATTCGGTGGCATAAAATCGAGAATAATTTACACGGTTTCTGACAAAGTGCGCCCGGAGAAAACCCAAACTCCGGGCGCACACCCGACCCCGATTATTGGTCTTGGAAGCCAGCCGGGATTGCGGCGGGCGGCTGCGGCACGGGGCCGTCTTGGTTAGGCGGCAACACCGGGATGGCGTTCGGCACAGGCGCACCAGTCGGCACACCCAAACCATACAGACCAGCGAAGGCCGATTGCACCGGGCAGACAACAGGGTCGCTGTTGTAAACCTGCGCGGGATAGCCCGGATCAGCGTTGCAGGTCGAGATATTCGGAATGCACTGCTGCTCGCCCTTGTGGAAGAACACTTCCATGAATTCCGTGTACTGCGGACGGACATAAATCTCGAAGTCGGCAATGAACTGGCCCTTGTTACGGCGCTTGTTCTCGATGACCTGGCCCTGGGCGTCTTGGCCGAGGTTGTCCATGACGAACTGCCATTTTCCGGCAAGGTTGCGGTGGCCGAAAGGCATGTCCGGGTTGAATTCGCCCGCTTCGGGCACCAGCAACATCATCGCTTTCTTGTGGAAAATGATGGAGATGCGGAACTGCGCGTTGCGATACGCCGGGTTTTCGTCGTCACCAATACCAGCTTGGCCGCCGGCGCCGGTCGTGATGGAGTTCACCATCGGCAGGACGATCTGGTAGCGGTAGCGGTTTCCGTTGCCACCATTGGCACCCGCGCCGAGGTCGCCGACGAAGTTGAATCGGAGTTGGCCCATGTCCGTGCGGACCATGAAATTGCCGATCTGGCCGGTGAACCCGTAGCGCCAAAACTTCGTGCTTTCATCGAAGTTGGTGAAGCGCCAGTTGCCAAGGACGTTCGGGCTGTCACCGCCACCGATTCCTTGCTGACCGCCAAGGTGGTCAAGCTCCCAAACGGTGTCCATGTCGGACACGATCTCGATGAAGGGGCTGGCGTCCTTGAAGGGGTTCTCACCACCGTAACCAATCCGCATGAGCGGTTCGAAACGGTGCTGCAACATCTGCGGGACCAGCTTGAAAATGTGCGTCGGTGGAGCCGAGCAATCGAAATAGATTTCCTCGTCCGTTTGGAGCGGGTTCACCGTCCATTGGAAGGTGAAATCAGGGAGCGGCGTCGGATACAGGGAGCCTGCGCCCTCGCCACCGTTGGCGATGTGATGCTTCTTCGCCCAGAACAGCGCACGTTTCCGAATGAACATGTCGTTGATCGTCTCGGTCGCCGGGCGGAGAATCTTGTTGATGATCTGGTCAACGTGCTGCTTGGCGTGGGTGATGTTGCGGAGTTGATCGAAGCAGAAAAGCTCTGTGCCCCAGGACTGCTCTTCCTTCCAGTAGGTCAGCCGGTCGGCGCCATGCCCAATCAAGTGCTCAACCTTCGAGCAAGGAGCGCCCACGCAACCCCCGGAGAATGTCGGGTTCCAAATCTTGGTGACGTTGGGATAGACGGCGCGGAAGCGGTCTTGCGTGATCTCGACCGGGGTGCCCATCGGCACGCTCTCGGTGACGACGTTCATCGTCCAGCCGGTGGATGGGCGCATGTCTTCGAGAATCACTTCATCGAACCGGGGGACTTCGTTTACGAGGGTCTGGGCGAACGCGCAACCGTCCCAGATTTGCGCCGGGGGACAGGAGGCAAAGGAATACGCCATCGGCTTGAAAGCGAGGTAGGCCGCGGCACGAAAGATTTGCCAAGCGGAAAGGTTTGGCCGGTTCTTGGCGACGAGGGAGAAGGCAACGCCGAGCCGAATCATCAGCATCAGCAGGACGAAGTAAGCTACCAACATAAAATCAAATCGTTCAAATCGTTACGGTCAGGAAAGGGGTCTGCGTTGAGCGCAAATGCGCGACGCGATCTTTCCGGGAACGGTTTGAAGACTGACTTCTATGCGGGCGACCGTTGAGCTTCGCCCCTGAGACTTTCGGCTCTCACAGTGCCGTCCGGTCTAACCGGATTGCGGAATCAACCCGCTTTGCGAGTATTTCGTCGCTGATGTTCCAACCAATACGCCTGTTTTCGGATTCGTCAAGTGGTAAAATAAAAACCCCGGACACCGGAATCGAAGGTGCCGGGCCAGGGTTGAAGCGCTGAGGTCTTGCAAACGCAGACGAATTCACGGCCTTTCGGCAAGCCGGGTGACCACTCCCGGTTACGCTATCGTCGGACTGAGGCTTTCGCCCCCACCCGTTTGGAATATGCACTTTTTTGCACTTTTGGTCAAATGGTTATTTTTGAAAATGTGCATTTTTATGTGTTGTTAGAGGTTGTAAAATGTCTCGTTTGAACGTATCGTTTCGGAATGAAATTTGACCAAATGAGTTGGCTCATCGGCCTACTTGAGGGAGAAGGTGCATTCATCCTCACGAAGGCCCACTACACCGGAACCAAGAGAGTTTCCGGTCGAGAATATCTGTACCCAGCGATTAAATTGAACATGACCGACGAGGATACCGTGAGGAAAGCTGCGGAACTAATGGGCGGCTGCGCGGTGTGCCGCGTCCGTCATCACCCCTATCAAGACACGTTCATGGTCACTCTATCAGGCGCTCGCGCTTTGAGAATGATGGAGCAGATAAGGCCGTTTTTGAGTACCCGTAGAGCGGCGAAAATTGGTGAAATTGTCATCGCAATCGGGGAAAAGTATCGGGCTAAACTTGATCGTTTGGAACGGTAATGAGGTCGAAAAAAGTGATATGGGGATTCCCATATCACTACTCGCAAATTCTTTTTTCTTGCGCGAACGCCAAAGGTGGGCAAGATTTGCCTCAGAATGTATGTGGTGAGTTTAGCTCTTTTTGCTTTGTGCGGGTTCGTTGCCCATGCGCTGGCCACTTACATTCTACCGCACAATCTCCCTCGTCTCCGAAAGGAAGCGAGGGTTTTTCTTTTCGTGCGGGCCTCGCGCCAGCTTTGGGTCAACCTCTCCGAGCGCGTTGCATTCCCGTCATGGAGACAGCCTACGGCGGGCGCGTGGGTGCTTGAATAGAGCGCGAGGCGGGGGGCCAGCTAAGATTCGCCCTCAATAGTCTGTTCCTAGTCTGCCGTGATCTGAACGCCACTGGCCGATCCCTAAAACGGGCCGTACCTATACCGCATCGTTCTTCTAAAGGGCAAGCACGCAACCCCCTTGGGGGTGCTTTGCCCATGAAGGCCACCCTACCCGCATGGTTCTCCTGAGAAGACAAGAGCCAAGGGAGTACGGTACAGGAAAAGGCCCCGGACATGCCACATAGCAGCCGGGGCCTTCGGTAGAACACATCACATCTTACTCAGGACGGGATTACGGTCGTCCGAATAGTGCGCGGTGTCAACGGTCAGATTTCGAGGACTCGTAGCAGAAATTGCAACTGCTCGGTGTTGCCCTCGATTTGGCGACGATATTGGTTCACGGTCTTGGGTATTTCGGCCATTTCATCGGACATTGGAGTCGGCGTCGAAGGACACTCCGCCTGCTGTTGGAACAAAGGCCGGAGCTTATCCAAAAGCTCGGCGATGGTTTTTTCCTGCTGCTCTGTGGCCATTTGGAGTTGGCCGATTTCCCGTTGAAGTGGACTCGCCACCTTCGGGGACTGTGCTTGATTGATCGCGCCGCCGGTCATCTGGCCGGAACGCGCTGCTAGGGACTGATTCATCTGACTACCTTTCTTTTTTCTCCCGGCCACACGAGCCGGGAAAGTGTCAACGAACTTTCATTCTGCGCTCGACGTTCGACCACATGGAGTCTCTGGCGCTGGCAGGGCGACCGTTTCCGTTTCTGCTGGATGGGACGCTGCCGCCTGCTGCCGGGATGCTCTCGCGGTACTGCTCCAATTCCTTGTGCGCCGCGGCCAGGGCCTTCTCGACGCGACGGAGTTTGAGCTTGAGGGGCTTCCAGCCGGCGGCGCGGTTCCTGATTGCCGCATGGCGGGCGATGATCATCTTGCGCTGGTCTTCGGTGAGATTGGGCGCAGTCGGATTAGCGGCCCAGCCGTCGTCTACGAGCTTGTAGCCAGCGGCCAAGGTGTCGTTCCATTCGGTTTCCTCTGCCGAAAGCTGCTGGCCTTCGGGCGGTACGATAGGTTGGAAGTCCACGCCGATTTTTGGGTCTGCCAGAATTGCCGAGTTGATCTCCTTGAAGGTGTCCCGTGTGAATTTTACCGACTCCGTAAGCTGCTTGGTCTGCTGCTCGCGGGTCTGCGTTTCGCGTTGGGCGCCTTGCTCGCGGGCATCCTTGAGGGCCTGGGCCCGTGCTGCCGACATCTTCTTGATCTCGGCCCGGTGCGTCATGGCGTAGGAGGCGAACTTTCCGAAAAGCTCGTCGGAGGCGTCCTGAGCGGCCTGCAACGGCATGTTGGCGAGCTTCACAAGGTCATCGGCGGTTACGGCGCGAGGTTGGCCTGTACCCGGGTCGGTGACGGTGATCTCGGACAATTCCGACATGGCGCGTTCCCACGACGCCACGTACGGAGCATCGAACTTCTCCTTGAACTCGGTGGACTTCTCGTAATCCACGTAGCGGATATGGTCTTCGAGTTCCTTGGCGCGAGCTTCGGCCTTTTCGACGCGGGCGGTCAGAGCGGTGCGCTCCTGCTCCGGGACGACGCCGGACTTGACGCGCTGAACCTCGGCCTCTGCCGCGGCGCGCGCTTCCTTCTCGGCCTTGAGGAGATGCCAAGGGTTCGGACGCTTGCCGGTCTTCGGGTCAACGGCGTTTGGCTGTGGAACAATTCCAGGTTCGGGTGGTGTTTCCGGTGGAGTGACTTCACCATCAGGGGTTTGGCCTGACGGATTTTCGGAGTCTCCTGGCCGTGGAACAATTTGGTCGGCAGCCGGTTCGCCAGCCGATTTGTCGGCGGCTTCGTGGAACCTGTCACGGGCTGACGGCTTGCGCGGCACTGGCGCGGCGGGCGGGTCTTCGGCCCCTGGGCGGAGCGCATCGGCGACTGCCGGCCGCGTTCTGGTCTGCGGAAGGTCGGCTTCCTTCGGGACTGGCACGGACGCGGGCCTTGACGGTGTTCTGGCGCGGCTGGGCATCCGTTCCAAGTCGGCGACGCTGATCTCGCGTGTCGGCGGCGGCGGACGGCTGGCGGGGCGCGACGGCGGCATGATTGTGACGCCTGCGGGGGCTTCGAGATTGTCGGGCATAGGTTTAGGCGGTTAATTGGTTCATCTCGGAGCAACGCGCGTGATACTTGTCTCTTGCGCGCGCCGCGGCCTCCTGCCATTCGGGTGTCTGTTGTTTCCAATCTCCTCCCGATACATTGGCAAGAACGATCCAAAGAAACTCTGCCTCGTCCTTCATGCGTTCGATTTCCTTGTCGAGGATGTTGGCGAACACTTCGGCCAGTTGAACATCCATGACGGTTTTCTCGGTCGCAGGCGCGGTCCATGCCTGTGCCGCCTTCTCGATGGCGAATTTGGTAGGCATAGGATTATTGGCGGCGGATTTGGCTGTCATCCGGCAGGTTGTCCACGATCTTTGGAGCGGAGAACGGGATGGCCTTCTCGCCGAGGTATTTCAGGAGGATCAGGAATTCTTCGACGGCTTGGAGCTTGATACCGGCGACGGCGGCTTTGTTCATGTCGTTCACGCCTTCGGCCAATTGGCGCTGGTACTCGAGCCGGGCGAAGTCCAGACCGCGCTGGAATTCGGGCTGCTGAATGAGCTTCTGGTGTTTGCTGACGTTATCGGACGACTCTTGGAAGCGGGCCTTTGCCGTGGGATTTGGGTTGAACGCTGGGTTACTCATTGGGTTTCTTTGGGTTCGGGGTTTCGATAATTCCAAGCTCGAACGGAGCGTCATTATAATCGGCGTCGCCGGGTAGTGACACTCGTTCTCTTGGAAAGCTGGTTTTAAGTCGGAATGATTCGAGCAATTCGAGGGCGTCTTCTTTGGTGCGGGTACGAATGCCGCAGTTTCCGAACGGGTATGGTTTGAATCCGGGGGGCATGTCAGTAGAACTTGCCTACGGCCAGCCGGGTCATGTGGATTTTGTTCGTGCCGACCGGACCACTCCTTTTCGGGCCACCGTGAGCTTTGCCCTTGGCTTTTGGCGCGGCCTTCGGATTGACGCGCCGGTTCAGGTACTGCCCGATGTGCTTGGCCATGATGCCGCTGTTCTTCGGGTGAGCGACGGGGATGCCGACGCGCTGGTTCAGGTTCCAGCCAAGGTCTGATTCGTTGACGGTCATACTACGATAGGCTCCTTTGGCCATTCTCTAATTCCTTCCAGTCTGGATATGTCTTTGGGAGTTAAGGCATCGAGGCATATCATCCTTTCATCGTTTCCGATTTTGGCCCACCACTTGTTCTCTCTTTTGTTCATTATCTCTTGCCCTAAATAGACTTCACCATCAGTGACGAGGCGCACAAATTCGATAGAGCCCACAGTCATTCCGGGTTTGATAATGTCCGTTCTAATTACACTCATTTTAGAAAATGTTGTTTGACTCGCTTGTCCGGCCTCATCACGTTTTTTCCTTTGACGACGTTCGCCCAAGGACGGCGACGGCCCTTGGAATCAAACGCCGGTCTGGACACGCACGTCTGGCTGAACTGGCAGCTATTGGAAGTCGCGGATTTCATGTCAATTCTACGATACCACGTCTGCCGGTTCCGGCAACGGTTTGTTGGTGAAGAACATCCCTTGCTTTTGGAACTCCTCGATTTCCTCAAGTGCGCCAACGATCTCGCCGATGTGAATTGTGACGGGTTGATCGTCCAGCGCCTCGGCGTTTTCCTTGAGGTGTTCCAAGGCTTCCTTCGGGGAGTCGCCTACGCCAACGACGGCGCCGATGCACTCCTGCCCGGGTACGATCGCCAGCCGGTCGCCGATCTTGGTTGTGCCGTAGAGCTTAATCCATTGTCGCACTGAGTCAGGGACGATGATGTTGCGGCTCCGGTCCTTGTTCCCGGTGTGCTCAATCATCGCTTCGCAGGCGTAATGCGCGGTGATCTCCGGTTCGACCAGATTGCCTTTTGCGCCCTCGTAAATGATCTCGCTGATGTTCCCGTAAAGCTCCATTTGCTCCTCGCCCGCCGGGGAAGGGAATCGAATGGTCGGCTCCAACAAATAGGAGTCGCCCGTCTCGGTGATTTTGACCTCAGTCGAAAACATCTGTCGGCACCGGCGTTTCTTCAACTCCGGCCAAATGAATTCAGCCACGCAGGTAATTTCCTTGGGGATGTCCTCGTAATTCTGGACTGCGGCGAAGTAGCACATGTCCTTTTTCTCGAAACCAGAGACAGCCACCTTCGGATGCTCGCCGTCAACGGTGTAGGTGTCCATGCCGCCCTCGATTTTCGAGTCAATGTGTTTTTCGGCCAGATACCGGCAGAGCGAGCCGATGACGCCAAGGTCCAGGCTCATCTCGTCCAAGTGCGCCCGGCTCTCCTCGTAATTGACATGTCGGAAAGTTTCCTTGTTGCCTCGGAATTGGGGGGTGCCCTTAATCCAGCGGTCATCGTTCTTTGGGTCTTGGCAGTACTCGCGCAGCGCGTCCAGGCCGTCAATCACGTCGTACTCGGCAAAGTTCATTCCGACGCGCTCCTGAAACTTTTTGAATGCCAGCTTTTCGATCTCCATTTTGTCGGCCCGGCGCGAACCCCAAACTGGGACGCCGACGTGCTGCTCAATGAAAAGCTGCATCCCGGCGTGGCCGGTGTCCGGGAACACGCAGAGGTCCACCTTATCAATAACGTCCCAAATCTCTTTGACTCGGATGATCTCGCCCTTGTAGCCGTCTCCGGTAATGGCGTGGTCGAGTTTTGTCTGTGCGGTTTCCCATGACGGGTCCACGTAGTAAATTGTGCCAAAGTCGCGGGCGAGACGGAGAGCTAATTCCAAGAAGAACCCGTGGTCAAGCAAAACTGCTGATTTGGACGACAAATCAATCACGCAGGGCTACCTCCCGGTTATGCCTTCGACCGGCGACCGCAACCGCGTCACACGAAGGACAGAGAGCGAAACAATCATTCCCCTCGAAATTCAATAGGTGCCAGTTGTTGGCCAAGGCGACCGCTTTCAAATCAGCCAAGTTTTCCGCCCAAACTTCGAGGGTCTTTCCGCAAGCGCATTCAAGTTTTGTTCGCATCTTGGTCATGCCAGTGCTTGCACAGGTGGGCATCGTATTCGTCCCAAATCACGCCAAGCTGTTCAGCAAATAGGCGTTCGAGGTTCTCCGCAAAGCGATGCTCTTTTCGGTAAGGCGCGAGCGGCGCGTCACCCGGCTCGCTGTCCGGGTCATCGGCAGGCCGGTTTTTTTCGTAGGCTTCATCGAAGGCCATGATGTCCGGCTCCTTGATGCCCCGGTCTTCGCACAACAGCACTTCGATCATTTCGTGCAACGCAACCAAAGCCTCGTATTTCCAGTTGCCTACGTCGGTCACTCTGATTTGAAGGTTGCCTTGATCGTCGCGCCAATAATCTCCAATGGTCGGATACCGCTGATCTTTCTGAGGGATGGTTTCGATTACGATTTTCATTCTTCACCTTCATTGAGTGACGCCATTCCGCCCCGGTGGATTGTCGCAGCCGTTTCCAAATCCTTCGAGGCAAGGTCGGCAATGTGCTCAACGTGCCGATGGACAAGCCCCTGCTTAAACTTGGCGTCGTTCTGTTGGAGCTTGAGCGCGTCGGTCTGCTTTTTCGTTTGCAACTTCTGGGCGTCCGTCAGCATCTTGCCTTTGACCGCCGCTGCCGTCTTCGGGTCAATGCCGCCGTTCCCGTTCTGCTGCTGCGCTGCGGCCTTCTTGGCCATCTCCTGCTGCCGCTGCGCCATCGCCTTGACTTCGTTCATCACCTTGCCGAGCGCGTCGGCCAGGCCCTTTGCATTACCCTTCTCGGATTCGTCGCCCTCAAGCTGCTTGATGAAGGCGCCAGCGTACTGCGCCGCGGTCGAAAGACCCAACAGGTCCGCCGGTGTCCCGACGCCGCCCGCCTGCATGATCTGCTGAACCTTGGCCTGCATCATCTTGATCGTCACCCCGGCGACCTCGATGGCGTTCAGACCGCTCTTGGGCGTAACCGGGATACCCTGCATCAGCGTGGCAAAACACTGCTCGGTGTCGTGAATCGAATCGCTGATCTCCGGCTTCTCCGGGACGAGCATTTCGACAAGCTGCGGCTGGTGCGTGAGCGCCTGGACGTAGATTCGATCAACCTCGCGCTGCGGCTGCGGGTCGAGCGTCTGCCTGATCTCCATTAGGCCCTGGGCGATCATCATTTCCAAAGTCTGGTTTCCTCCGCCCATCATTCTTTCCGGCTGCACGTCCCACGCTTCGGGAACGAGGAGATTTTCAGGAACGCCTTGGCGGAGACACGCGGCTCGGAAGGTTTGTACCATCACGTCCTTGGAATTCGGTCGGAACATCCGGCGCATGATTTCCCGGTCCTCAAACTTCTGGTACTCCCACGCCTGATTAATGCCCGCGCTGACCAGTGCGTTGACGGACTGCAACTCGGCCGCAACCTGGAACTTGGTTTTTTCGGCGCTGCCCTTCGTGCTTTGGCTGGCCGATTGAGTCCAGCTTTGGGAATTGGTTTCAATCGTCTGCTCGCAAATCTGGTTGACGTATTCGATCAGGTTGGCGTTTGGCTGCCAGCGTTCCGCCGCCGGCACTGGCGTAATGGTGTCGTCCAGAAATCCCATGTTGGCCAACTCGAATTTGAGCGCCCTCTGAACGTCGTCGGAAGAATTCACCCGGAAATACTGCATCAACGCCTCGAAAGCGGACTCGTAGATTTTGCACGTCAGCCGGTTCTCTATGTGGCAGGAGGCGTACATCATCCAACCGAGCGAGCGTACCGCGTGGTATCGGAATGGGCTGACCGCGGATAGGTCGGCATACTGGAACCCAACGATGTTCTGCCATGTGTCCGCAATCGGTTTGACCTCCACTGCTGAAAATGAAATCGTTCGGGCCAGCCTTGGCGATGTCCTTGCCTTCGGCGTCCAGCATCTTCTTGAAATCGGCATTGAACTTGCCGCTGCCCGCCGGGGGATTGTCGTAGCCGTCAATGATGATCCGCCGGACCCACCCGGCAGGCTGTTTCTCCGTGGCCTCCATGTACCCGTAAATGTCGAAGCAATCCAGCGTAGGACATTCGTCGGAAGCGTAGGCAAAACCATTCTCCTTGATTCGCTCCTCCAATTTCTCCGGGGACCACCAATCTTTCCAATTCTGGGTGTTCAGCCCGATCATTTCCTTGTCCATCCATTCCAGACAACGCCTCACCAAAGGCATGTTCCATCCCCGCGCGCGCTTGGCGCCCATCGTCGCCCGCTGCAACTCCATGCCGGTGAACGAACGGCGCAAAACGAAAAACGGAAGGTTCTCGAAACCGAGCAGGGTGTTTCCGGGAAGGAGCGCATCCTCGATCCCTATGGCTCTCGGAATGGCCTTGTCAGGATTTTCCCAGACCGTCGGCGCAATCCCATGCAGCACCAGCGAGGCAAACTTTGACCGCATCGCCTCGAAATATCCGATGGAATCCTTGAGCGGCCTATTCGCCTCCTTCGTCACAATCGAACCCCACAGACCCCTCTTGTGCTTGCTCCCCATGTCCGTCGCACAGGTGAAGTACCGCCCCGGCGTCATAAATCCGTTCATAAACTGGGCGCGAGCGGAGTGGGCGAGGCGGGGACCGGACAGCTTGTTGACGTTGATTCGGACGTGGGACTCCTCGGCCTCTTGTTCTGTGTAAGGGGGCGCTCCATTGAAGAGCTTATTGATTAGCGCCCGACGATTCGCCCGCGGCCAGTCTCCGTAAAGCAAATCTTCACAGGTCTGCAAAAGGAGCGATGCGTTGTCAAAATTGTAACCGGACACATCTATCCCTTACGCCTTGACAGGCGCGGCGTCAACTTTTTCCCCGACGAACAGAATTGAGTAATCGCCTTCAAAAAGGTTGGTCAACTCCTCCTTCACGACCTTCAAGAGTACTCTGCGTTGATACCACTGCTT